GATTTTTCTTAGCAGGTTTCTATTTGTTTATCTCTACAAATTATATCACACATTCAATCAAATGTATTGACATACATTCAAAAGTATGTATAATATAATTATGATACATACATACGAATGTATCATCAACGTAAGTGTCCCATGGAATTTTTTTAAATTAAATTTATTTGAGTGAAGCGAAAAGAAATTTAAGTTAAAAAAATAGGCAATGGAATTCATGAGCAAAGCGAATGAAGTCGCTTGCCGTTCCGCCCCAGCGCCAGCAGGGGCAAAAGGGACACGAAAAAGAAACACAAAGGAAAAGGCACGAGGAAAAGCCGAAAAACCTCAGAAAGGAAAAAACATGAAAACAACTATTGTAGGCTGGACAAAAAAGAAAGCATTTAACGGAGTAATAGAGGGCAAGCAGATAAACAGCCCTGAAAAGGTCGTCTTTCAGCTTCTGCAGGAAGTTGATAACCCCGACTGTCATGGAAAAATGGTCGATACGCTGAAAATTCCGACCGAAAATGCAATCAGACTTAATGGAAATTCGGAAGATTTCAATAAGTTGCTCGGCTGTGATGTTATGCTGAACTATCAGATTTTTAACGGACGTTCTCAGCTTGTTGATATCACCGTAATTAATGCAGACGGAACACTTCACCGCAACACAAAATAATTAGCGGTGAAACCGCTGTTATAAAAATTTAATAAGAAAGGAGTTTTGCTAATAATGGAAGCTGTAACAACAATGCTTAGTAATGCCGTTACTGTTTTTGGTTCTTGTTGGGATGCTATGACAAGCAACGTACCTATTGCAATTCTTGTAGGTCTGTCTCTTCTCGGCTCAGGTGCAGGACTTTTCGCAAAGTTCAGACACGCTGTATAAGCAAAACCATTTACATAAGCGGAGTAATTCAAATTGCTCCGCTTAATTTTTTTGAAAGGAAGTTGATAAATTGAGAAAAAAGATTAAGCAAGTGTTGTGTATGATCTCTGCACTTGTTGTGATGATATGTTGTGCCGTTCCTGCGTTTGCTGATGATACAGTAACTAAAAACGACCTGTCAAGCGTTAAATGGAATATTGTTAGTAAATCTTCTGACATTCCGCATTTTACTGATGTTTATAACAATTTTTCTTCAACTATCTCTAAAACTGATAATTATATTGCTGTTTATGGTAAAAAATCTGACGGCACATCAGAAACTAATATTCTTTATTTTGACCCTACCGCTATTGCATATTATAGCTTTACAAATAATCAATTTTTGTTTGGTTCAAATTATGAGTATGATTCACAACGTCTTTTATTCAAATTCGATTCTTCTGATAATAAAACTGAATCTGTTGGTTATGGCGGTTGGAATGTTACTAAACCTAGTGGTTTTACAAAATCTGAATGTAAAGGTTTATTAAATCTTAATGACTATGTTCAATCAACTGTTAAAGTATATTTCCATACAAAAGTATATGATTTTGACAATTTAGAAAACGAGTTAGAACCCCCTGACCCTAACGCTGTTCCTGCTCCGTTTACTGTTACATATAGTCCAGACTTGAAACTTAATCTTAAACGTAAAACTTCTGATTATGAAACAAAGTCTATAGATGTTACTTTGACACTTAATCAAGATTATCTTGATTGGTATATACGCCGTTATGCTGAAATGTTAGGTGATAAAGAAGTAGGTACTTATGATAGTGCTAGTATAAAAATGATACTTGATTCTATTCTAAATACTCTTGATGTTGCAAAAGATTTTGATTTAACTGGTTGTGGTAAGTCAAAGTGTATTTACTTTATTTCGTTGTCTGATCCCTCTAAACCTCTTAGAACTGTTACACAAAACAGTGTTTATACATATCTATCTCAACAACGTTATAGTATCATTGATAGAGATAATGGAGATATAGACGGCTCAACTAGTACAGCTGTTTATGCTAATGGTTTGTATCCGTACTTTACTGTAGACTTCAATGAATATTTTAAGCATACAATGCAATCTGATATAGCTTCTGAAAATTGTTCTTATAAAAAATATCAGGCTGTTATAAAGAATTTGCCTACTTATCAGCTTTCTATACCTCTTGAAAATATAGATGCAGAAAAGTTTGAAGTTATATCCGTTCTTAATTCTATCCTTACTTGTGAAACTTTATTCCCTACGGAAAGCGGTCAATCTGTTTTTAATGGTAGCTTTAAATCAGCTTATAGTGTTGATAGAGGTCCTAATGGTGTTAACTTTAATAATATTGATTATATTAATGTTGATAAATGGGACACTGATGATACTGGTTATCTTGATTATTTTTCAAAATCTGATTGTTATTCTGTTTATACTGCTCAATTTAGTTTTGATAGTTATCCGAAATATGTTCCGCTTAAAGACGGCAAGGGCAATGATATTGATATGATTAAAACAAATCCGTTTGATTTTTCAAAAAGTCCTGTTGCTCCTGGTACTTATCAATCAGTAAATAAAGACGGTACTTTATCAGAAGAACGCACACTTGAAGAACAGAAGAAGCATGATAAAGATAATACTTTTTCTAAAAATTTTGCTAGTGTTGATTATACTGATTTTTCATCTATTTTTTCAACCTCTAGCTCATATTTTGAGTTTTTAACTGCTTCAATCCGTATTCTTCCTGATTGGTTTATTGCTACTTTTACAGCATGGTTTGTTACATTTCTCACACTTGCACTTATTAAGTATGTCATTCAATAAGGGGGTATATTATGCGTGTAGTTGCTATTCTTGTATCTGCTATATTGTTTTATCTTATCCCTGACGCTGTTCTTGAAACGATTTTTTCAACTGGCTTCACTGCCTGCCGTAACATTTCTCAGTATATTTTTAATGCTGTTTCTAACCTAATTAAATAAGGTGGTGTGTATGGATATTATTTATGCTTTCAAAGCTATCTTTTATAATTTAACTCTCTGTATGTCTTATACTTTTGATTTTGGCTCTTATACTTTTTCTCTTGGTTCTGTTATTGTCGGCAGTATGATTTTATCCTGTTCATCTGCTTTCATTATATATCTTTTAAAACGATAGGAGTAATTATAATGGTTAATATAATATGTTTTGTTCTTGCCGTATTGATGATTTTTTCTCTTGTATGGCTCGTTAGGAGGTAGAAAAATGCTTAACTTGGTTTTGTTTATACTCGTTGTCTGCTTTTTGGTTTGTACTATAAGTGGTGTTATAGGTTTCTTCACTGACCTTAGAAACTTTAAAGCTGAACATGAGTTCAGCGGAAACAGAAAACAGCTTATTGAGTTTTTGATGTTCGGTGAAGATGTTGAAATAAAAGCCGTTCCTGCGGTTGAATCTGATGATTGTGAGGTGAACGATAATGAAAGTACACATAGTGTTTGATGAAAATAACCCATTTTTTCAGCTTTTAAAGTCAATGGGCTGTGATCTCTCGCAAGAAGTCATGAATAGATATGACGCTTTGCTTCTCGGCATGGCTTTTATATTCGCTGTGGTTATGCTCTGTATCTTCTGCAAGTTTTTCTATAATGTGATGATACGCATGACACGTTGTGCAAGTGCTGTGTGAGGTGTTACATGAATAGAAAACTATTTCATATAATTAACTTTTTGTGTTGTATGCTTGATACTTATTTTTTCATTGCTCCCTTTATAGTTTTTTATGTAATTACTTCTAATAGTATTATTTCATATCCCTTTACTACTCCTAAACAAACTGCTTTATTTGGCTTTGTTTTGTTTATTCTTTTGGAGATTATTATACATCATTTTATTTTTTCTGTTTTTCATCTTGTTGATTATTTTAGAAAGGATTAATGTTATGATACTATTTGATTACATAAAACAAATACCGCCCTTTATCACCTATGAGGTGTATGACCACCTTTTCGGTGCATATTTCAATAATTCCGCTATTTTTCAAGGTTGGGGCATACACCTCTATACCGGTAAATTCGGCACCGGTAAAACGTCAACCCTTGCTCAGATAGCATATAACTATTGTGTGCGTTATCCTCAGTTGTCTATACTTACAAATATCAATCTTCAAAACTTCCCTGAGTGGACGAATATATACAAGCTTAATTCCGCACAAGATATCCTGCACGCTCCTAAAAACTGTATCGTTGTGATTGATGAGATAGGTACTATCTTCAATTCACGAGATTTTTCAGGTGGTAAAAGAGCCGTTCCAAAACCGCTTTTTCAACACCTTTGTCAATGTAGAAAGCGCAAAATGATGATACTTGCTACAGTTCAACGCTTCAATCTGCTTGATAAGCAGATACGAGATATAACGGCTACAGTGTCAACGTGCCGTGCTACATTTCGTCACCCTTATACACGTCTTATCAAGGTCAAAACCTATGATATAGACGAGTATGAAGCGTATACTGAGAATAAGTCATATATGCCGAAAAAGCTTTACAGCCGTTTGTATTTGCAGACTAATCAGAGCCGACAGCTATATGATACTTCTCAGCTTGTAGATAATATGCTTGATAAGGAGTATATTACTGATACGGAAATACTTGCCAATCGTGGACTAGATGTCACAAGTGACATAATGCACGATAGAAAGACAAGCAGAAGCCTGCGAAAAAGGCGTGGCGTATAGCCACGAGCGACCGCAGGGGCGAGCGCTTGCGCCGCCCTGCGGTGCGTGTGGCTATTACTTGATATTAGCCACAAAAAGTACTCATTTTTAAAAATGAGGTGTTAAAAATGCCCTTAAAAACGTCCTCTAAAGAGGTCAAGTGCAATACAAAGATAAAGGAATATCGTGACGGCAGTTACACTATAACACGTTCTGACCGACACATTTTTAAAGACCCTGCATTTGAGTATCACTGCAAGCATGAACATAGTATTGACGAACTTTCAAGACAAGAGCAACTAAAAACGGCTCGTGAAAATTACATATGTTATTTTGAGTATGAGGACGAAAACGGAAACATAACGCTTGATATGCTTGATACTCGCAAGTTTAAAGATAAGCAGTCACAAAGCGGTGAAGTTCGTTCCGATAGTGTTCAAAGAGCAAAGCAAAGTATCTTTGATATTGTTTATCAGAATGATTGGAAGTACTTTCTTACTATAACATTTAGCGGTAAAGATTTTGACCGCTCCGACCCTCGGGAAGTCTTTAAGCCCTTGAAACGTTGGTTTGATAATGCTGTTCAACGTAAAGGCTTGCGTTATGTCCTTGTTCCTGAGTATCACAAAAAAGGTGGTATACATTGCCACGCTCTTATAAACGATTGTGACTTTAAGTTTGTTGATAGTGGTACACGTCTTGTTAGGGGTCATGACAAGCCCCTTAAAATAGATACTATAAAGCGCCTGCATATATGTGATAAACTCGGCTGTGATATATCTGA